CTTTAATATCACCAAATTGCGCTCTTGTAGGCTGATAAACTTGTATTGAGGGTTCTTGTATTTCGTATTTAGCCATTCTTAAAACTCTGATGATTTAGTTAAAGTCATATAAGTGTTTAGTCCACTTAAAATTTCATTGTAAGCTTTAGGTATAAATGACAAAACTGTTCCCGGCTTTCTCATATTAGATATATTCTGTAACGCAAACTGTAATTCTTCTCTGCTTCTTGTAGCCATTAGCGCATATTTTGCATCTAACAATTGTTGTTTTTGAGTGTTATGATTTCTTGCTATAATGTTTTTAGCCATCTGTCCACTTCTTGTCACATCAGATATAGACTCAAAAGACATTCCTGCATCTGCAGCCATAACAGCAGCTTCTGCTTCAGCTTTTTGAGTAGCCATACCTAGTTGTCTGCTTTCTTGACCTAGTTTAGCTAAAACATCTTGGCTTGATTTTGCCAAATTTGCTTGGTCTTCATCAAACCGCATTTGCGCTTCTTCTCTATTAATATCTATTTGGAGCTGCGCCATTTCTCTTTCTTGCTTAGACTGCATCATTGAGCCTGCAAGATTTAAAAGCCCCATGCCCACTTGCATATTAGATATGCTTGCAGCATCATCTAAACCTATAGTGTCATCGCCACCAACATCTAATCCTAACCATTTATACCAATCCATTATTTAGCCTCCTTCATTTTTTCAATTAATATTGTTATATCTTTCTGCATTAATTTAATATTGGTATTGTTCTCAATTAACATATCGTCCATTCTTTCCATCTTTGCTTCTAGCTTTTGTATATCTTCTGCGTTTTCTTCAACTCCTCCTTTTAGGGTAAAGAAAAATCCCACTACTGCAATTAACGGAGCAGCAATAGTAATAGCTAATTTTGTATTTGTTAAAACAATGTTTTTGTTTTCTATAGCTCCCATTAAGCCAACCTCGTTAATCTAGATGTGTGAAGCATCTCAAAGGTAGCGCCTGTTATGGTCGCAACTTGATGAGTTGCCGTGGATAAAGTAAGAGAGTCAACCGCTGTATTGCGAGATGAAACCATTACCCTCATTCGCTCAGTCTCAGAAGCTAAATCACCATAATTGGTTGTCGGTGAGCCTCCTGAAAAAGTGCTATTAAATTCTTTGTTGTGATTATCTCTTCTTAAAGCAGCATTAAAATTAACGCTTGCCTTAAGGTGTTCTGTGTTTGTAAAGTAAATTTCTGCCCATTTAACTACAGTTCTTCCATCAATAATAGGAGCTACGGCTCCGTCTGTTGCCTGACGTTTTAAAAACTGCTTGCTAAACTGATAGTTTGAAGTGACTTTTAAACCAACAATAATATTAGCGTTGTTGGTAATATCAGACGCTGTTACAACTACATATTGATTTGTAGTGTTAGCTTTATCTACTACATAGCTAGTACCTGTATCTTTATCAAAAACAATTATTTCATCTTCTCTAGCAGTATTATCTGCAATGTTCCACTCTAGTTCTATTCTTGCTTTTCCGCTAGTTGGAGTGTTATCGGTAATTTTTGATACAGGTGGATTGTAGGCTAGGTCTACTGAATATGCTGCAGCATTTGTATTATCAAGCTTCATATAGCTTAAAATCTTATATGTGTTAGATGGAGCAGAACCTGAAGCAATATGATACAGCTCAATCATGTACAACCTGTCATTAATAAAATGAGGTGGCATAATATAATCTGCAGCAAACTTAAGTTTAGACCAAGATGATTTAACTCTCTCTTTTCCTTGGTCAAAGAAATTGTAGATGTAAAATTCTCCTTCTGTGTCATTTGTTTGTAAAAGCACAGCGTTAGAAAGAGAAGACCCTGCCATGCTTACAGCGTTCCCTTTAATATAAGAAGGAACGTGAGAGGTAATATTTCTTGCTTCAAAAGACAAGTTCCTGCCCCCTGTAGGCATTAGTTCATAAACTGCTACAGAATCAGATTTATCTTGAGCAAAAACAATTGAGTTGTTTAAAGATATTGGTCTGCAATTAGCGCTAGCTTCATAGCTGCTAATAAGAGCTAAAGAAGCATTTGATGGGCTTAACCCTCCATCTCCATAAAATACCATAAATTGATGTCTATCAGAAAACACCAAAAGTTGACTAGCAAAAGGCACTGCGTAATTAAAGCTTACAATTTCGTTTACAGAAGACTCTATATCTATTCTGTCTGTAGCTATTAATTGAGTAGCCGTAGTTCTAAAAAAATTATAAGGAGAGTCTAGTTCTGAAATTACTATTGATTCTGAACTTAACAATCCTAGTCTCCTTTTATAAAAGAATACATCTTTAATGCTATCTCCTATAAAAGAAGGAACAGGAGTAATATCTGAATCACCCACTGTCATATCATCCCATGTAGCCTCTTGAAGCCTATATTCTGTGCTTGAATGCTTTACTAGCTTATGGGGCATTGTTGCAGGGTCAAGTTGGTATTGGGTTCCTAGCTTTAAGCTTTCTCTCCATTTGCCTCTTGATATTTCATTTGAATGGCTATTGTCTGCATCACATTCAAACCTTATGTAATAATCATCTACTTGGCTTTCAGGAGAACCTTCAACCTTTAAGTTGTAATTATTAGGAGCTACTAACGGCAAACCTTCAAAGCTTTCTGTTTCATCTGTAAACGAGCTTGCTAATGTGTTACCAAAAGTATCTGTTATTTCTATTTTTATAGGAGAAGCGTCTGCGTCTGCTTTACTAGGATAAGCTGCAAACCAAGATATTACAGAACCTGTTGTGTCTCCTCCGTCTTTGGCTTCTAGCCTTTCAAAAGTAATTGGATTACGAACAGAAGAGGTTGCACTAGTTAATGTTGCGTTGCCACCTGTAGCGCTTGTAACTGTAACATTTGCCATATCTACAGCTATTGTGCCATTACCATTAGTGCTTACATCTTCCGGTGCAGTAGAATAAATTTGTATGTATGGAACGCCATCTTCTTCTTGGTAAACTGCAGCAGACCAAGCTAAATTGCCATCTGCGTTTATTGCTGCTGCTAAATTGTCAGCGCATTCTAAAACAGTTGTACCCATTGCTACAGATGTAGCTCCCCCTGTTGTGCTTGCAGCGCCTGTAAAGGCAAAAGTTTTTGTCGCATCACCTCCATCAATACTTACTTCTCTTTTACCGCCACCACTATCAGCAGGAAGAGAAGTTGCAAATGTAATCTTGCCATTTGAATAGTTGCTTCCCCTTAAGGCAGTAGAGCCTCCTCCACCATTAAACAAAAGATTGGTTCCATCGTCAGAATGACTAATTCTAATGTTTGTACTAAACTCTAGATAGCTTGCAAAGTTTGTTTCGTTAAAAGGATACTCATCTCTTGATGCGCCTGTATCTTCTAAAGCAGCGTGTATAGCACCTGCTATCATATCACTTCTATTATCCTTATCACCCTTCCTGTCGGTTCCGCCTTCGCTGTGTTTTAAACTAGAGTTAGTAGTTCTCACCCTAATGCTTCTTGTAGTGCCCTCAGAGTCTGTAGCTTTAACAATGTATTCGCCGTTATAAACACCCTCTTTAATAAAAATTAAACCTCTTTTGTGTGTTTCCCTCTCATACATTCCTGTGCCACCCCAAGTAGTAGCTTTTAATGCAGGCGTAATGTCAGCATTAGCTATAAATGTTGTGTCAGAAATTGTTACAGCAGAAAACCTGTGGGTGTCGGGGGCTGTTGCTCCAACAGTTAAATAACTAATTGTGTCGTTAGTAAGAGCGCTTCCTCCTGAATCTTTTATTTGTATTCTTTCAGCTTCAGAACCACCGTCATCTGTTTCATTAAGTTTGTATAAATCAATCTTTGCATTTGAAGAAGCACCACTGTGCCCTATTGTTAACATCAATTGCTCAGAATCATCACGATTAATTACATGAGTAAATACGTTTTTAGGATAATAACTTAGCTCGTTTGCATCAGGAGAAATTCTTTCAACGTAATTAGTGCCTTCTCTTTTAACCAACCCCTTTACAGGGTCAGACAAAAAGTTTTCTTGCAACGTGCATTGCGTATCATTTCTTTCCGAGTCAGGTTGCTCTGATACTCCTCCGGTAAGATTCTTGATATGCTTTCTTGTATATGCCATTTTAATTTAGCCTTCTAGGATTTGAAACCCCTGCTACGTTGTGTCTGTGTAAACGATTAGTTATTGAGGAAGAAAATGCGCTGTCATCAAGCATATTAACTCTATCAACTTGGTGTTGATAATCCATTAACTTAGCTTTAGCTTCTATTTCGTCAGCTGCAGTAAATGTTCTAATTTCTTTTGAGCCTACAAATCTGTCAGCGAAAACTCTAGCTCCTCTAACTGTGCAATATCTCTTTGCTGCTTCAGGCAAATCTTCAAAATCTAGCAAGTAAACGACTGTAGCTGCTGTTACGTCTTTGCCAAGAACGTCTGTCTTATCTTTCATAGAATATAAAAAGCCATTACGGATTACATATTCTTCTTCTTTAGTTCTTACTTGAACATAAGCTTTAGCCGTAACAGGAACTTTATTGTCACCATTTTTAGATAAAGTTACGTCTTCTTCTGTGTTAAATATAAAAGAGTCTTGTAGTGTTTCTCTAATTGTTTCTTCTAATATGTCAATAGCTCTCGACACTTCATAAGGTGGAGAGGTTAAGGTGGTGACTGTAGCTTCACCAATTGTAGTAAGCATGGTGTTTACTGCTTGAAGTTTTGTAGTGACTGCTGCCATAATATATATATTTTTTAAAGGGTAAGGCAGGGTGCATAAGCACCCCACCTATAAATAATGCTAATTAGTTATCAGCTAATATTTTCACAATACCTTCAGGTCGCAAGGCTCCACAGCCTATTGCCATTTTAGTATTAAGGAGCGTCGCATTGCGCTCAGGGATATAGTTTGCTTCAGCAGTAACGCCTTTTAGAGTCAAAGTTCCCGCAGCAGATTTTTGGAATGCACAAGCAGTCAACAAAGAACCATTAAATGAGTGGTCAGTTGTTGGGTCAACACCGCCAAAATCTAGCAAGCCTGCAGCAGCTTTCATCGCA